CTACTGGTGGTACAGGCGCATTAGGTGCGGACTCAGTGATTTATTCTGTTTCTGCAGCTACCAACAGCATTGTAGTGCAGTCTTCTACAGCAGCCACAACCGGAACAATAGCTTTTCAACTAGAAGGTAGTGTGTTAGATATCACCACAACCGGTACGGCCGTAACCTACAAGCTGATTCAAGGCGAACGTGGTGATGCCACATTTGGTATAGGAAACCTAGGCGGCAGTGACGGTGATAGATTGTTGACTGGTATAGCTGCTGGTACATTTTATAGATTTGTACACGAAGGCCAAGAATATGAAATAACCAATTATCAAGACAGTCTTACCACTGGTCAAGACTATGCACTACTAACAGTCAGTCCAGCATTGACACGCAGTGTGGTCAGATTCAATGATACGCCTACTCTAAAGGGATCGGTTCCTGGACCAAGCGCACTATCCGATGGTACACTGACCATTAGAATCAGTTTGACTCGTGTTACGTCACATGATCTATTGGAAATTGGTACAGGTGGTTATGCCGATACCAACTATCCTAGCGAAATCTATGGACCTGCCGTTAATTCAATTATTTCAGTACCTACATATGCCACACAGGCAGATACAGAAACAGGCGAACTAGTATTACGTGCGCAGATGCAGGAACGAGGCTCGGGGCGTACATTCTTTGTGACCACTGACCAATTTGGTAACTTTAACGTTGGTCCGTTCTTCCGTGTTGATCAGGGTACTGGTACTGTTACATTCTCAGCTTCAATTGCGCTGAGTCAGTTAGACGGTCTAGGATTTAAACGTGGTACAACAATTTCTGAATTCTCCACAGCAATGGACGAAGGTCGTGTTGACGCGGTGCCTACAGAATCAGCGGTTAGAACCTACATTGGTCGTAGATTGGGATTGGACTTCAATGGCAACATTGTTGCCCTAGGCGATCGTGTGCCAAACAATGTGGGCTTTATGGCTCTTAGTGGTGACTTGGCGTGGGTTGGACCTGCTGACATGGACATGAATTCGTACAAGATTGAAAATCTTGGGGTGCCTACATTAGCCAGTGATGCTGCCAGACTGGACAGTATTACAATTACTAATCTAAAAGATACCGACGGAACCAGCCTATTTAATTTTTCACAGTCACAGGCAGGTCAATTGTTAGCCTTGGATGGTACGGGTAATACAATTATCAATGTGACACCTACAGGTGAAGTTACTTTTGATATATTGTTAGGTGATAGTACTACCAACATCATAAGAACCACTATCAGTGATGGTGTCATTGACGATGCCAATATCATGTCCACTGCGGCCATTGATCAGGCCAAGTTGAGTTTGAATGATGCTTATGCTACTATATCAGCCAGTATTACCAATGTCACTGCAACTGGTAGCGGCAGTACAGCTACTATAACATTCCCTGTAGCACAGTCCAGTGCTCCGTTTACAGCGGGACAAAAAATTGTAGTTACAGGATTGTCTGTGAGTGGATACAACGGAACTTATACCGTTGCAACCTGCAACACCACTGTTGTTACCTATAGTAATACAACTACAGGATCAGCTATCAGTGGAACTGTAGCAGCTCTACGAGGTATATCAAGTTTTGACAGTGCTCAATTTACACTAACCAACGGTTGGGCTACAATCAAAGACAACGGTCTAGCATTGACCAAATTAGCACAGGTGGGAGCAGATAGACTATTGGGCAACAGTACAGCTTCAACAGCCGATGTTGCTGAAGTGAGCTTTGCCACAGTGGTTGATGAAGGCCTGGCTTTGAGACTGTCGGACTATGGCAGCGCCACAAGTACTGGTTATCTACGACACACAGGCGGCGATGGCACTGTTCGTGCAAGTTGGGCATACAGCATTGTTGACGAAGCTTCTGCTGCCACTGTGAGCACTTTGGTTAAACGTGATAGCAACGGAGATTTTGCTGCACGTAATGTAGATCTTGCTCAGCTTAAAATTGACAGCATATTATCCATTGACAGCAGCGCCAGCGGCACTGGTGGATTTCTTCAGTATTATGGTTATCTAGGACAAGTGGGTATTTACATAGGTGATGGTACAGTACCAGCTAGCGATAAGAAAACTTACTACAACAACACACAGCACGTATTCCGCAGTCAAGACAGTGCCACAACATTTGCCACTCTCGACTCTACTGGTATTAGTGTAGCAGCATTAAAAAGTTGTACCAGTATCAGCACAGGCGCTGTGACAACACCTGGAACTATAGAGGGCTATTGGTCATTGAGTGGTAGCAGTAGATTCCAAGCTACCTATGCTGCTGACCTAGCAGAATACTACGAAGGTGACAAGGAGTATGCTGTGGGCACTGTGTTGATATTTGGTGGAGACAAAGAAGTTACAATAGCAAATCGACAAGGTGATCATAGAGTGGCTGGTGTAGTAAGCGATAATGCTGCCTATTCCATGAATGGTGATTGTCCGGGCTTTAAAAATCAAGTGGCTCTACAGGGTAGAGTTCCTTGTCGAGTAGTTGGAAAAATTGAGAAGGGAGACCTGCTGATTGCCAGCAACATTGCAGGCTGTGCTGTAAGTGCAGGCGGTGATGCTAGAACAGGCACAGTGATTGGCAAAGCACTAGAAAACTACAATTCAGATCATATTGGCACTATTGAAGTGGCCGTGGGAAGAAACTAATGGCACAACAAACACTAAACGCAGGCAGTCCTCCAATAGTATGGAGCACAGTAGAAGATGCATTTACAAAAATAAATGCCAACTTTGACGAACTGTATGGTAGCATAGGAGGTCCGGGAGGAGTATTAGACTTTACCAGTCTCAGCACTGATATTAAACCCAGTGCCAGCGAAGTCTACGATCTTGGTAGTCCAACAGCTCGGTGGAGAGATCTTTATCTAGCTGGATCAAGTTTATATCTAGGCTCGGCACAGATAACCGCTGACGGAGCTGGTGTTGTGAATTTGCCGGCTGGCACTACTGTTGCAGGAGAGTTAATTAGAAATCCTGCAGAAACCAATTTCAAAACAATTACAGTTAGTGGTCAATCAAATATTGTTGCAGATAGTTTTGAAGACACATTGACTGTAGCAGCAGGCAATGCTGGTATAACATTGACCACAAATGCCGGCACTGACACATTAACCATTGCCAACAGCGGTGTTACAGACCTCACAGGAACTGCGGGGCAGATTGCAGTGAGTGCTGCAACGGGTAGTATAACACTAACCAATTTGGGAGTCACCAGTCTAACTGGCACAGTGGGTGGCATCGGAGTAAGTGCTGCAACTGGCGGTATAACATTGACCAATCTCGGTGTCAAGCAGATCGTAGGAACTGCCAGTCAGATTGGTGTAACTGGTGATGGCACTGGAATAGTAACCATTACCAATTTGGCTCCTGCAAGTCCAACATTTAGATTTATTGTTGTAGACGGTGCTACTCTGCAGCCAGTGGCAGCTGACAATATTTCAGATACATTGAATTTGATATCTGGTCCTGGTTTAACAATTACCAAAGACACTGCCACAGATACACTGACATTTAGTGTAAACAGCAATTTAGATATCAGAGGTTCGGTGTTTGCAGATGACTCCACCATGTTGGTAGATGCTACCAATGGCGTACTGAGAGGCACGTTGATCGGTACCGTGGTCGGTGACTTAAAAGGATCTATATTTGGCGACGACTCAACAAAGATTGTTGATGCTGTGGAGAACAAAGTATACGCAGAATTTTTTGGCAACTTAACTGGTAATGTAACTGGTAATTCTAGCTCGGCAACAGTTTCAACTACATTAGATATTACAGATACCAACGGACTGACAACTGTTTATTATCCTACGTTTGTTGAGAATAGAACTACTGGTCAAACTGTTAGAGCAGATATTGATCTATCATACAGAACAGATACCAATACACTAACAGTACCAAACATTGCTGGTAACTTAACTGGGTCAGTTACCGGTAATATTTTTACATCATTGATTGATTCATCAGATTCATCAGCAATTACTGTAACTCCTGCAACAATATTCAGTTCGGATGTAACTGTAGAAAATGATCTAGACGTTACACAACGATTAAGAGTTCAAGGCAGCAGGGTTATTAATATAACAGAATTACAAGCCATTGTGGCGGTCAGCATAGACTTTACTGACTTCCAAACAAGAATAGCTGGTTTGGTATAATTGGAGCGATAAATGGCAAAACAGAATATTAATGTAGGCACCACAGCCAACGACAAGAAAGGCGATAGCCTACGAGCTGCGTTTCAAAAAGTAAATGCTAACTTCACAGAACTTTACACAGCACTGGGAATAAATGCAGATGTCAATTTAAATATTGGCGCATTTGAATTCACTGGTAGCACCCTGAGTACCACAGACAGCACACCCGTTGTAATTGATCAAGCAACCACCATAACCAGTAACTTAACAGTTGGCGGAGATATGTTGCCTAGTGTGGCCAATGGTGGCGATCTAGGTAGTTCAACATTGCCTTGGCGCAGTCTGTATGTCAGCAATAACACAATTTTCCTAGGTGGCACAGCATTATCTGTAGATAGTCAAGGTAATCTATTAGTGGGAGGGCAGTTTATAGCAGATGTTGGCACAGCAGCCTGGAACAGTATCACAGGCAAGCCCACATTCGCTACAGTGGCTACTACAGGTGCCTATGCTGACCTAACTGGCAAGCCAACTATACCAACCAGCTTTGACAGCTTAGTCAACGGTGCTAACACAGTTAGTCTTGGCTCAGATGGTAAACTAACACTACCAAACGGTTCTACCATAGGAGATGCTGATACTTCCGCTGGTGTCCCAATAACCACAGCCCGTGGCACAATATTGTTGGGCAACCTAGCAGAGTGTGCAGGCGGGGAAAGTCATTTCCACATAATGAAAGGCGGCCAGCAGGCCATTGATTTGTTCTTGGGTGATGACAGCAACTATGTAAAACTGCCAAGCACTGGTGGGGTTGAAATAGCCACACAAAATTTCAATCAATATTCTTGGATCTTTAGCACAGATGGTAATTTAACTATCCCAGGTGATATCCGCAGTGAAGGCAATATCAATATTGACATCAACCTGTCAGACTCAACTCTGCACCGTTGGCAGTTCGGAGAAGATGGTGAGTTGACATTCCCTAACGGTGGTCAAATATCAAATTATCCAGGCGGCGTAGGTGTCAGCAACGACAGTTGGTTTGTGACACCCGACAACGGTACCGGCGGTATTTCCAGCCAAGACGGTCAGCAATATATACAGATAAACGATAATTTGCATGTTGAAATCGGCACAAGTTACGGCACAGAAAATGAATCTATTTGGCAATTTGGCCTTGATGGCAATCTAACACTGCCAGTAGGTGGAGACATTTTAGACAGCACAGGCACAAGTGTGTTAGGCGTTGGTGGCACAGGCGATAGTCTAACCAGTAACAATGACATCAACATCACAGTCAACAGTGAAGACAGCAGTAGCTATACTTGGAACTTTGGACAGACAGGTGATTTAACCGCTCCTGGCGACATTGTTGTCGGCGGCGTCGATGGCGGACACATTTACATAGACAGTACCGAAGGTGCCAATACCAGTGTGCGTTGGATCAATATGCCTGTAAATGAAGACGCTAGTATCATTAGAGCCTACACTGGCAATCCCGATGAGGAAACAGGTCTAAATCGAGGTCGAATTCAACTAGCGTGGCAAGACAGTGATCGTAGCGGTCTAAGAATTATATCATATGATCGCACTGATTCAGAAGATACAGTTGAACACGAATGGACCTTCCAAGGCGACGGCGGATTACAATTCCCAGATGGTACTACACAGACCACAGCCTACACTGGCGGTGGCGGTAATGCCAACACTGGAGACTTTACATTTAGCGAAGACACTATCACAAACGGTGACGGACTGATACTGTCCACCAATAGAGGCACATTGGCCATGGGTACTGACATGGAAGTGCCAGGTGTAGCACAACACTTCCATATTGCCTTTGACGGTAGTAACAGTAATCCACCCGCCAGTGACCTGTTCCTAGGTGATGACCACAACTATGTTAAATTGCCTGGATATGAACTCAACCCAACTGCTCAATTTGGTGTGGAGATTGGCACAGATAATAGAAACCTTGGCCCACAGAATATTGAAGTTGGTACGGTAGATGAACTTGTGCCACCGGGTGGCGTGTGGCGGGTGTTTATTGACCACGAGACCTATCCTAACTTGGGCTCCGCTGTCAGCGTAGGTGATACAGTGACCACATCATGGGGAACACCCATAACTGCCACAATCACAGACGTCGTTGAAGAACCTGGTAATTGGTGGAAAATTCATGTTGCTCAAGATATTACCGCTGGATTTCTTGATGAGGGTGAAACAGTTTCATTTGGTGCTTCAGGAGACAGTCATGTTTGGCGTTTTGGCACAGATGGTGATTTAACTATTCCAGGTGATATTAAGAGCGAAAACGACATCAACATCACAGTCAACAGTGAAGATAGCAGTAGCTATACTTGGAACTTTGGACAGACTGGTATACTAACAGCACCAGATGATATTGTCACTGGTACAAATGGTGGTAGATTTGTACAAGACTGTGCCGATGGCACAACTTCAATGCGTTGGATCAATGTAGAGGTTGACGAAGATAGCACACAACTTATTCGAGCCTACAGTGGTGAAGGTGACAGTGACGAACGAGCACAGATTAAACTAAACTGGCAGGATGAAGATCGCAGTGGCCTAACCATTAGATCATTTGATCGCACAGATACAGAAGATACTGTTAGCCATGATTGGAAATTTCAGGGCGACGGTAGCATAGAATTCCCAGACGGCAGTATACAGACCACAGCCTACACTGGACAGAATAGTGGCGCAATAGGTACTTTTTTTGTCGTAGTCAACGAAGACGGCACAGTCAGCAAATCCACAGACGGTGTCACTTGGACCACGGCAGTTGATCTAGTTCAAGGCATTGGTCGTGTGGCCACCAACGGTGTCACAGTGGCCATGATTCAAAGCGATCAACTGAGTTGGACCACATTCGCTGGGCTGGAAGCATCAACATACGTAAGCGGCAGCAGTGGCACTGCCGATGAAATCGGTGGTCAAGATATTGACTGGAATCAAATTGACTACGCCGGCGGATACTTTGTGGCAGTAGGTAGTTATACTCCAACCGGATCAAGTTTTACACAAGGTGTATACGGCTATAGTACAGATGGTAGAATTTGGGCTTTTCTAACTGTTGATCAAACAGTGGTAGAGTTTTTTGGTAACGATCCTGTGGACAGCGATTGGGAGTTTTCAGACGTAGACTACAATGGAGTGGGTTGGATGTTCAGCGTCGGCGACAACGAAAGCGGTGATGCCAACGGCGGTGGCGTATACATCACTGACCTAACAGCCACAGTGACTTCTGCTAGATGTTTTAGTATGAACATAACTTACCGGGCAGCATGGAATGGCTCAGCGTGGTACATGGAAGGTGAAGACAGTATAGCCGGTGTCAACACCAACCTCGATCCACGCAACGGCACATTCGCCGGGCCAATTGATCCATGGGCTACTGATATTCAAGATCTTGGCATTGACGCGGGTGACACTGTTGAAACAGCAGGCGGTAATGGATACCTTGCGGCAGGAGACGGTGACGGACACGTGGCGTGGAGTGATGACAACGGGCAAACCTGGCAGATTGTCACGCCGATACCATACACTCGTACTATTTCAGCAATTACACAAGCCAGCCCACCACAGGTAACATTCAGTGGCAGTGGGAATAATGGAACCTCGGGCGAGAAAGTCGTTATCAGCGGTTCGTCAGTCTCAGGCTATAACGGCACGTTTTACTGGAAGTCCGCCGATAATTCTTTATACACAGACCAAATATTAGACACACCATTTGACACCAGTGGACTAGCACCGTTCACTGGCACAGCAACACTGACTTGGAGTAACGGAACATACATTGACGCCATGGACTACATCAATGGTTATTTCTACATTGGCAATGACGATGAACAAATTGCTCGTACCACCGACTTTGTATCTTGGACCATTTTAGACGATCAAAGCAGTAGCGAATTTGACTATTGGAATGACATTGCTGGCTTTGTGGGAACAGGTGGCGACATTGGCGACATTGTGGTTGAAGTGGAAGAAGGTACCACAACACTGACCTTGGCCAACAAAGATTTTACTCTTGAAACCACCAGAACAGGTACTCAAGATGCTGACATAAATCTTACTGCCGCAGACGATATTTGGATTGAAGCCAATGGTAATGATATTTCTCTTTCAGCGGCAGATCAAGTTAGAATTAACACAGGCTGGTCCACCAATGACGACCCAGAAGAGTATCCTACTTGGACGTTTGACAATGTTGGTGATTTAACTATTCCAGGAAACATCAAGAGCGAAGGCAACATCAACCTTGACATTAACTTGAGTGACTCTACTCTAAGACGCTGGACATTTGGGGAAGATGGCAATCTAAATCTACCAACTGGCGGTGACATTCTTGACAGCGAAGGTAACTCAGTATTGGGTGGTGCTACAGGTGATGCCAATGTTTGGGTGCAGACATTTGAAACGCAAAACGGTGCTCCAACAGACATTGTGTCACTAGCAATCAGCGTGGAATACGATTCAGCGGGCAATGTGATTGCCTTGTTCAATCATTTCAACGACGATGGTGGTGGTAGTAGTTATTATTCCGTGGGCAAGTACACCACAACTGGCGCCAAGATATGGACAGCAAGATTTGACGATGAATTTTACACAGACGGTTGGGGGCTGGCAGTGGACAACGACAGCAACTCGATATATGTAGCAGGCGAGACAGATGTTGAAGGACAGGACAATGCCACTTTGACCAAAATTGACAGCACTGATGGCAGTGTACTATGGAGCAAGATCTATGACTTTGGATTCAGTAGTCAAAGTTCAGTAGTGGATGTGGCTTCAGACGGTGACCCGGTTATGGTTGGATATGCCTACAACGGCACAGATGACTATGTTGCCACTACCAAGGTAGATGCCGCAGACGGCTCAGTCATATGGTCAAGAGCACTGGACGGTCAGGCCGACGAAGAAGCCTACGGTATGGCAGTGGGTCCTACAGGTGAAGTGGTGGCCATTGGTTACATGGAGCAGTTGGGTATTCTTGATGCCGCCGAAACACTATACGCAGATCCAGTAAGCAACGCTAACTGGACAATAAATCAAACAGGAGTGTTAGCCGGCGCACTAGGGTTTGATGTTAGTTTTGCGGCAGGTGTTCCAACATTTGCCAACATTAGTGACACAGCAGGCGGCAGAACAGTGGATGACACAGTTGCTACTATCCTTGGCTCTATACTTGGCGGTGCTGATGGTGTAGACGATATGGTAGTCAAAGTAGCCACACTGGCCGCTAATAATACAGACAATCACATGCTTGTGGTCAAATACAACAGCGCAGGATCTATACAGTGGCAAAAGGCCATACTGTTTGATGAGGGTTTTGATTGCCGTGGAGCAGATGCTGACATCGACAGTGCGGGTAACATCTATGTAACTGGCAGTTATGAATATAGTTTTGAAAGCTACACAACCAGTGCCCTAAGCATACTGAAACTGGACGGCACGGGTGCTAAACAGTGGAGCAGAAGAGTAACAGGTGACTGTGATACATTTGGCGTCAGCGTGGTAGTTGGTGCTGATGACAAACTGTACTTGTCAGCCATGACTGGCAACGATGCCAATAGTGAGTACACTTGGGTCGCGGCCAAGTATGGCATTGACGGTACTGTAGAATGGCAAAGACTCATAGACAATACCACAGGTTGGTCATTTGCCGGTAACATCTTTGGCGCCGACGGCGGTGGTAGTAACATAGCAGTCAAAGACGGGTATGTGCTACTTGGCGGCGGTTTTGGTAATTTACCAGAAGATTTTCCTCAAGCCACAGTGGTTCAGGTCTCGGCTGCTGGAGATGTATTCACTGTTGGCGACTGGGATTTCAAAGCAGCCTCATTCAGCGGAGTGTTGTCTGCTGATGCCAGCGATATCACAGTGGTCAACGCAGGCAAGACCGACACAGACAATGCTGAAAACATCACCACCGGCACAGTGACACTGACCACAGAAGTCAGCGGATTCTTGATAGGCACATTATACTCAACCACTGCCAACAACAGATTAATCAACGGCAGTAACGAATTAGTTTTAGGTACAACAGGAACTGTGACATTGCCACAAGGCGGTACGATCACAGAAGGATATGTTACCAGCAATCCCACTATACAACTTACACCAGCAACGCCAACGGTGGCCAGTCAGAAGTTGGTGATCAAAGGCGGCAGCAATTATAATTTCACTGACAACGGTATAACCTTAAGTTATCAAGATAACACTGCTAACAACGGCGATAGTCTTGATTTCTATATTAACAACGCAATCACTTATGCTAACCAAACACTCTACTGGTGGATCTATCCAGAGGGTGCTGGCCTAACAACCCCAAGTTCTGGCACAATAGCACTAAATGGATCGGGTAATAGTGGAGAGGAATCTATCAGTTTTGTGGTAGACAGTGATGCTTATGAATTTACTGTGCGGGTATCACCTGAAGAAGATAATTACGATCCTGCGAATGTAGGTGTTGAATCAGGTTTGATAAACGGAGACGCACCCGCATATGGTGATCATCACTTACACTTGACCACAGGTGATTTAACAGAAACCAGTATCTTTCTGGGCACTGACGATCACAATGTGCGTACTACCACTGACGGTAAGATACAGATAACCACTCCTAATGATACTAACAATGTTTGGGAGTTTGACGCAACTGGTAACTTAACCATTCCAGGCAATATCCGTAGTGAAGGCAATATTGATATTGAGATTAATTTAAGTGATAGCACACTACGTAGATGGAGTTTTGGTGAAGATGGTAACTTAACATTACCAAATGGTATGACCATAGACAGCGAAGGTAGTTTAGGCAGTAACGCATTTGTTCGAATCGGTGGCAACAATACTCGGATCAGTATTGACGACAATGGAGCACCTCCAGGAATCGTAATGGCAACTGATATTACCGGTACAGGTAACTATTGGTTGTTTAGTTCAGATGGTATTACATCACTACCTGGAGATTTAGAATTAAACTCTACCGGTAATATCCGCAGTGAAAACGCTATCAACATTGAAGTCAATCTTTCAGACTCAACACTACGCAGATGGCGATTTGGTGAGGATGGCGAGTTAACATTCCCAGACAATACTGTACAGACAACGGCTTATACTGGCAATACCACTGCGACTACTCCAACAACAACTGGTATCCCTAATGGGTTTGCCCTGGATGCTTACACTAATACTAACCTCACTCCAGGAAACTATTCCAACATACTTGTTGGGTTTGATGGCAAAAATGTTACGCTAGGAGTTCAGGTTAGCAGTGAATATAATATTACTATTTTTGGTATTACAAATGCGTCGCCGGCTACTTTTATTATCAGTGACAGCGCCGTAATACCCGGTAATCTTATTGGCGGTGCTACACCTACTGATGACTTGACTATTACTGTAGACAGTCTAGATCTTGTTGCTATAGACCTAACTAAAACTATCAACAAACTAACAGACGGTGAGTATACGCTGGCCGACGGTGTAGAAGGTCAGATCATGTATTTGGTAAGACAGGACGGTTCAACTGCGGCAAATATATCTGTAGTAGTTGCCAACGCACGTTGGGACGGAGGTCTATTTCCAGATCAACTTGTTGTTCCATTTCAAATCCCTTTTACTGATATGGTCACAATAATCTTTACAGACGGTGCTTGGCAAGCAAGCACATTTGGCAGTTTAACTTAAACGGTAAATATACTAAAGAGAGCGAAATATGGCCATACAAGAAATTAATTTAGGTAATGTAGTCAATGACGGACTAGGTGACGACCTACGATCAGCTTTTCAAAAGGTTAACGCTAACTTTGCAGAATTATTAACCACCTTTACTTTAACTGGTGCAAATACTCAAGAAGTAGGCGCTAAAGTTTTTAAAGAAAAAACAGGTAGCATATTAAAATTTAGAAATTTGATATCTGGTACAAAAATTGTTGTCACAGAATTTGACAACAGTATTGAAATTCGTTCCACACAACCAGATGCTTTTACCAGTATTACTACTAATGCAGGAATAGTACAGGCAGGAGATAATACCAATATTGCCATCCAAGGCGGAAACAATATCACAGTTACAGGATCTACTCCATATATCACTGTTGATACCAACTTGGATCTAAATGCATTACTGTTAGGTTTTGATTTTGGGCCTGTTGGCAATCAATATACCACAGCTCTGCAGGTGCTATCCGCTGCTGCCAATGTGGACTTTGGTACTTTTCCAACACCTGGACCATTTAACATAGACCTTGGCACATTGGCCTAAGGACAGCCAATGATTACTTGGATTACTCCAGCTGGCAGACTAAACATAGTAACCGAAAGGATTATTCTAGATATTCCTCTAGAAGCAACATCCAGTGTTGGTCCTATTACATTTACCTTGCTGGCAGGCTCATTGCCTAGAGGGCTAAGACTAGACACAGTGGTAACCACAGATAGTTCTCAGGGCACGGTGTTTATCAAGGGCAGTCCCACAGAAGTAGAAAAATACACAGTCAGCAGATTTGTAATTCGTGCAGACGACGGAGAAGACATTGAAGATCGAACTTTCAGCATCGATGTTGACGGTTCCGATGAACCAGCTTGGTTGACCAAAGAAGGGTTCTTGAATGTAGGTTCAGGTGAAAATTATTTTGTTCTCGATAATGCGTTTGTGGATTTCCAGCTAGAAGCAGAAGACACAGATGAAAGCATCGGTGATGTACTAGAATACTATCTTGTGCCGTCGGGTGGGGAATTACCTCCTGGTCTAACACTAACACGCCAAGGAAGACTATTTGGATTCACTGATCCGGTGTTTGCGCTAGATGTGGCAGGTCCAGGTGGATATGATACTGAAGCATTTGATATCACAGCACTGGATGTAGCTGAAGCCAAAAGCAACGGATTTGATTCCTATCTCTATGACAATGTCACCTATGGTTACACCGAGGCCAGTCAAACTCCTAGACGACTAAGTAGATTCTACACGTTTATTGTTGCTGTGTCAGACGGCGAAAATGAAATAAGAAGATTGTTTAGAATTTGGGTGGTCACTGAAGAATTCTTGCAGGCGGACAACAGTATACTACAGATCGATACCAATCTGTTCCGAGCTGATGCTTCAAGTGATCGTAAACCAATATGGATTACTGAAAGCAATCTAGGTAGACGAAGAGCCAATAACTACATCACAGTTTATCTAGATGTTTATGATCCTCCTTCACTTGCCGGCACTATTACATATATATTTTTGCCTACCAACGGTGGCACCTACAGATACAAAGATACCGGGGAAATAATTACCACTGGCCGATGGGAACTTAGTTCGGAGACTGTGTATTTTCCAGCATCAAATATCAGAACTAATGATCCCGATGACTGGACAGTGATCATACCGGAAACTGTGAGCCAACTGCCTCCTGGCATGGTTATTGATTCTATCACTGGCGAAATAGCTGGACGGGTGCCTTATCAGAGTGCTGTAACCAAAACGTATCAATTTACCGTACAGGCCATTAATTATCCTGCTACTCTGTCCTCATTGGTCTACACAGTGCTGTTGGGCAGCTGGAGTTCTACTTTTAACTATACTATAGGACAGGCTGTAAGGTATGGAGATTTTATCTACATAGCTGTGCAGGCCAGTAGAAATCAATTTCCAGATGCATTGGACAGCATATATTGGACCAAGGGTGTTTCAACTGTTGAAAAAATATTCAGTAT